CTCCAACCGGACCATGCAGGAGATGCTCGCGCTCGCCAACGAGATGGCGCAGCGCATCGCCTACGACACCCGCGAGTGGACACGGCTGCGCAAGGTGCAGACCTATGTCGGTGACGGCGCGTGGGTGCCGCCACAGCCTGATCCGTCGTCGGCATATGTCGGCACCACGATGTTTCCGCTCCCGGCCGACTACCAACGCATGCTGCTGACCTCCAACGTGTGGGTTAGCGGCGCGCCGCAGAACCCGCTGAAGTTCATCTCCGATCCCGACAGCTGGGTGAAGCGCCGCATCAACGGCACGGTCGACGGCTTCGGCGAGTGGACGATGTTCGGCGGCAACATGTACATCCTGCCGATCATGCCGGTCGGGGTGCAGGCGATGTTTGTCTACCTGCACAAGAACTGCATCGCGCTGGGCGGTGGCGGCGTCGGCGACGCCTTCATCGCCGACAACGACTGCTTCGTGCTCAGTGAGCGCGTCTTGAAGCTGGCGATGATCTGGCAGTGGAAGGCACAGAAGGGCTCGCCGTACGCCGAGGACATGGGCAGCTACGGCGATGCCCTGAACGTCGCATCCGGTGCCGACAGCCCGGCCCCGATCATCATTGACAGGCCACTCCGATCGGATGCCTTCAATGCCGTTTTCTAGCGGTGGAAAAACAACGCCGCCCGGCACTGCCTACAACATCGCGTTGCAGGGGCCGATAGGGCCGCCCGGGCCTCCGGGCGCGGCAGGCGTGCCCGGCCCGCCCGGCCCTAACGGCGCTCCGGGGGCCGCCGGGCCCGCGGGCCCTGCGGGACCGCCGGGGGTGAGCAACGTCCCCGGCCCCGCGGGACCGGCGGGCCCTGCAGGCCCCGCCGGGCCGCAGGGTGCCCCTGGCGTCAGCAACGTACCAGGGCCAGCAGGCCCAGCGGGCCCGCAGGGCGACCCGGGGCCTGCCGGTGCCGATGGTGCCGACAGCACCGTGCCGGGCCCAGCAGGACCGGCGGGCGCTGACGGTGCGGTTGGCCCTGCTGGCCCGGCCGGGCCCACTGGCGCGACCGGCACGCAGGGCCCCGCAGGCGCGACCGGCAGCCAGGGCCCGCAGGGCATCCAGGGACCGGCTGGCGCGCCGCAGACCCCGAGCGACGCCGCGCCGCTGATGAACGGCACCGCGGCCGCGGGTTCGTCGACCGCCTACACGCGCGGCGACCACCGGCACCCGAGCGACACGGCGAAGCTCGACACGGCTGGCGGCATCATCACCGGCAGCTTGACCGTGAACGGCGTGGTGCGCTCCGGCGGCGCGGCGGTGCCCGGCACCTACTACTTCGGCAGCGGCGACAAGTACCTCACCTACAACGGCACCGCCTACACACTGTGGGGCGGGCCGGTGAACATCAGCGGGATGTTCTCGTCCGGCGTCGTCGACATCGACAACGACCTGTGGATCAAGCGCACCCAGCTCGGTCAGCCGACGCAGGGACTGGCTCAGTTCGGCAACAGCGGTCTGAGTTACATCTTCTTCGACGGCGCACAGTTTCTCATCACTCACCAGCTCTATCTGGGAGGCGCCGCGCCATCGCTCGACGTTCACGCCACCAACAAGGGCTACGTCGACGCCCTGGCGGGCGGCAAGCTGGCGGCCGCCGTCGAGGATCAGAGCATCACCGGCGGCGCGCGCATCACGCCGAAAGACCTTGGCAACCTGTCGGGCGTCACGATCACGCCGGACCCCGGCGATCGCCCGATCCAGAAGATCACCAACAACGGCGCTGGCACGATCGCGCCCGGCTCGAACTTTGGTCAGTACACGCTGACCGTCATCAACGCATCCGGCGCAGGCGCGATCACGACATCAGGCTGGACGAAGGTCGACGGTGCGTTTGACACGACGGCCGCATCGAAGTTCTTGTGCTCGTGCATCGTCACCGCCGACTTCTCCTGCCTCACAATCCTGAAGGTGGTCTGATGCTGCTGGTCCCGCCACCGATGTTTCGCTCTGGAACGCCCGCGCTGGCGCTGACGTATATCGGCAGAGCGTCTGACAGCGCCACCAATGGAAACTCCACAGTCACAAGGAGCTTCGACTTCGGCGTGGCATCGCCCAATCGGCACGCTCTGGTTATTGCCTCTATGTCGTACTTCAACACCGATCCAATCACGACCTGCACCATTCTTGGTGTCTCGGCCACGCTCATCAAACACAACCTCGCCAACGCTGAAAAACAAGCCGCGTTTCTGGCGACGATCCCGAGCGGCGGCGTCGGCAATGTTGTCGTGTCAACATCAGCAGCCGCGTCACTCGGTGGCTGGGCAATCGATTGCTACAGGATCGACAAGGGGACGCTGCCTGTGATGGTCGACAGTGAAGGGGTGACGAACCACACGACGCAGAACCTCACGAACAGCGGCATCGTCGTTCCGGCCGATGGCGGCATTGTCGTTGCATCCCGCTCCGGGTACTGGGGCGGCGCGCGAACCTTCACTTGGTCCGGGCTGACCGAGAACAGCGACGCGGCGCGAGCAACCAGCTACGGCGCAACGACTGCGTCGGAGAAGTTCACCGGCGGACAGAACCCGCTGAACATTGGCGTAAACTGTTCGGGAACGATATCCGGCGGCAGCGCCGCCTTCATCGCGGTGTGTCTGCAATGAGCATTCATCAAGCAGGTCGTCGCGTCCCGGTGCCGCCGCAGGCAATGCAGCAGATGCAGGTCGCGATGATCCCTGCGCCGACGCGCGGCATCGTCCAGAGCGAGAACCTCGCCTTCATGCCGCCCGGCAGTGCGCTGGTGCAGGACAACTGGGCCCCGACCATGCGCGGCGTGAAGCTGCGCGGCGGCTGCATCCGCTGGTGTGATCTGCACGCGCTCGACGCGACGGTGCCGCCGGTGCCGAGCCCGCTGCGTCTGCCGGTGATCTCCAGCTTCAACTACGTCGGCAACAATGTGCAGCGGATGTTCGCCGCGCAGCAGACCAAGCTGTTCGACGTCACGGCGAGCGGCCCGATCTTGGTGAAGGAAGGCCAGACCAGCGGCAACTACGCTACCGCGCAGCTGGCCAACGCCGAGGGCGACTACCTGATCGCTGTGAACGAGAGCGGCGACCCGCCGCTGCGGTTTGACGGCACGACGTGGACGGCGCTGGCGCTCGACGAAATCCACGGCCCGCCCGACACCACGGTCGAGCATGGCGGCAACCTCACCTACGTCTGGAAGTATAAGAACCGCCTGTTCTTCATCGAGGGCGGCTCGATGAATGCATGGTACCTGCCGCTTAACGCGATCCAGGGCGCGCTGCTGCAGATACCGCTGTCCGGCGCTGCGACCAAGGGCGGCAAGCTGCTGTTCGGCGCGACGTGGTCGCTCGACGCCGGTGACGGCATCGACGACAAGTGCATCTTTGTCACCGATCTCGGCGAGGCGATCATCTTCACCGGCAGCGACCCCGGCAACGCCAATAGCTGGCGACAGGAGGGCCGCTACGAAACCGCAGAGCCTCTGGGCATGAACGCGCACCACTCGGTCGGCGGTGATCTTTTGATCGCCACGGTCGAGGGCATCATCCCGATCAGCGCCGCCATCACCAAGGAAGGCGTGCAGCTTGAGCTGGCCTCAGTCTCGCGCCCGATCAAGAGCATGTGGCGCGATGAGATGCTGCAGAAGCGCCAGTATCCGTGGACGATGGAAAAGTGGGACGAATACGGCGCGCTGTTTGTCACTTGGCCATATGGCAAGCCGGGCAAGAAATTGTGCGCCATGGTCAACATCGCGACCGGGGCGTGGGCGCGGTTCACCGGCTGGGACGCGACCTGCTGGATCAGAACGTACGGCGACATGTTCTTCGGCACGCAGGACGGCATCGTCATGCAGGCCGATCGCACCGGCTACGATGACGGTAAGCCCTATGTCGCCACGGTGGTCGGCAACTGGGAGACATTCCGCACGCAGGGCGGTACGGCGGTCTGGCGGCAGGCGCGGGCGTCGTTCCTGTCCGGCAGCTCCGAACCGTTCAAGCCTCAGCTGTCGGCGACCACCGACTATGTTATCAATATCCCGCAGCCGCCTGTCGCTGGCGCGGACCCCGGCCTGCAAGACGTGTGGGATCAGGGGCTGTGGGATCAGGCAAAGTGGGACCAGTCCGCCGTTTCGCAGCCGAGTGTGCGTCACACCGGCTGGGTGTCGATCGGCAAAACCGGCTTCACTCACGCCCCGATCGTGCAGGTCACGGTGGGGCAGCAGGTCAAACCCACCGTTGAGATGATTGCGATCGCGGCGACCTATGAGCGCGCCGGGTTCACCGTTTAGGAGCACGTCATGGCAACAGCGCCGATCCCGTCACCGATCCCCGCCGCAGCAGCAGCCGCGGCACCCGCGGCCGAGAGCGCACTGCTCGCCGACTACAACGCGCAGGGCGCGCTGGGCGGGCTGTTTGCTCCCGCCTACATCAAGGGCTACGCGCCGAGCGAGCAGGCGGTCGCGGCGTGGACGCAGCAAAACCAGGGCATCAACCGCGCGATGGTCGACGAGCTGCGGATGCCGAACGAATGGCGACCGCCGCAGAAGCCGAAGGGTTACGGCGACGTCTACGGTGCCGGGCGCA